GTCATTCTTACCCCTAGTGATGTACCTCGACCAGAGAACATCGCTCCAAGTATTTGACCCGCTCTACCCTTTTGAGTTGTCATTAAGATATTTGGGTATTCTAACTCATAATGCATCGCTTCGGCGATTGATTGACCTAAGTCATTGACTTCAATTAATGTATGCGCTTCATTGTACGCCTTCGCTGTTTGACTTATGATATTTGGAAAGACAAATGGTTTAACTTCGTTGTTCTTGTATGTACACACAACTTCGTAGGGTATCTTTTTACTTTCATCTTTGGTAACATCTAATATGATAAACGCTGAATAATCTTTGTTTGTACCTCTCGCCACGTCAACACAACAAACATACATACGACCCTTTTCTGGTTTCTTAAACATCTTTAATCCATTTTTAGATTGTAACGGATCGGCGTATGGTGTGTTTTTAATTTTCGCTGGTGAGATAAGTGTATCGACAGAACCTAAAAACTCACACTCAAACTCTTGTTGGAATTGTTCTTCACTTGTATTACGAATAGTCATCTCTTTCCATTTTTCATCTCGTCCTGGAACTTCTGACCAATGTACTTCTATCGGAACATAATCATTTCTTTTATTGATCGCATCAATCCATAATTTGTAATATTGATTCATACCGTGTGGTGTTGATACAATAATCATCTTTGTATTTTTACCAGATGAGATTGTAGGATAAACTGAACTAAAAAACATCTCTGCAATATTAGCTGGTACGAAAGCAAACTCATCAAGGAAGATAATATTAAATGAACCTCCTCGAATAGCGGAACTTGAAGTCGCCGCTGCTACAATCGTTGATTTGTTTTCTAACTCTATGTTTCCTTTATTCCAATTGATGATACCTTGTTGTAACCATTTAGGTAAGTTTTCATAAGCGAGTTGTAGTCTTCCTAATATATCTCTCGCTGTAGAACTTTTGTTCGCAAGTATAGCGATGTTTGAATTTGGATTAAATAAAGCGTAATGTAAAAGATATGAAATTGTTGTTGTTGATTTACCAGATTGTCTAGGTAGTTTACAGATTGTAAATCGGTTACCGTGTATAGTTTGTACAATATTTTTTTGAAAGTCATACATCTTAAATGGTACTAGACCTTCATCAAGTGATACAATTCTCACATATCTTTCCATAAAGTAAATTGGATCTGTTGAACACTTTTGGTATTCTTCAATCTGTTCTTTTGTAAACTCAACAGGTGTGTTAACACGCTTCAGATTCGGATTACCAAGATACGCTTCGTTACTACTCATTGACTATTGCCTCTATATGAGTATACCCAAGTCTTTTCGCTTGTGTAACTCTTTGATTACCTTTCTCTACACTATATAGTTTTTCTTTATAGTGTTTACCACTGGCGCCATATCGTTGTGTAGGATTAATCTTATGTTTAAATACTTCAATAGGGTTATTCATCATATCTTTTATATCTTCAACACCATCAGTTAATTTAGGATTATAATTTTCGTAATAACGATTATAAGTTAAATCACTAATCTTTAGTGTCGTCTTTTTCGGGTGTGATGTCTTTGACTTTAGTATTTTCATCTTTCTTCAACATCTTTTGTAACTCTGCCGTAGAGCCTACAAATAAAGCATTCTTTATATTTTGATTTGCTGTTTTAGGCAATTCTTTTAAGTCTTTGAGTTTCTTTTGTAAGTCTTGTAACTTATCTACAGTTTGTCCTACTTGTCCTATCAATTGACCAGCGACTTCATACGCTCTTGGGTGTTGTCCCTCTCTGGCGATGTCAAGTATTCCTTCAATCGCTTCTTGTCCTCGTTCTATAAGATTGTAATAGTTTTCTCTGCTGTATTTGTAGTCGTTATCTACATCAGCTTTATCGTTATCTTCTCTACGTGGAACTACGGGTTTAAAGTCTTGTTTGACTATTTCTTTTTTAGGTTCAGGTTTATCTATACCTAGAATCTCGTTTACTTTATCTTCCAATTTTGTCATAATCTATTATTATTTATTAACTTGTAGCTATTGTTGTATTAGTTAATGCAGATTCTAAATATTCTTCTGTAGCAGCTGTAAAATAACCACCCATTCCTAAAGCGGCAGCAGTTGTCCCTGCTCCTTTTTTTTCATAATTGTTTGTGGCTAAAGTTGCTGAATTAGTTGTCCAAGATGTACCATTATATTCTTCCATTACAGGACTTAATCCATTTCCTGGTCCTGTGGCACCACTAAACACCATAGCAGACGTTTGTATACCAGCACTACCCATTCTTTTTTTAGCAGTTCCTAATGATCCACCTGTAGTCCAAGAAGAACCATCATATTCAAGTGTATCTGTAACAGCAGCTGGACTGGGTGCATTTTGTCCTCCAACTGCTAATGCAGCTGTCTGTATACCTATATTTTGTTGATATGTTTTTCCTACTGGCATAGCAGTAACATTAGACCACGAAGTTCCGTTATATTCTTCAGTATTAGCATATATTGTTCCTGGTGATACACCATATCCACCTCCACCAGATAATAAACCTGCTGTTTGTGTTCCTGTTCCATCACCATCGGATCTTCTTTGATTTAGATTTCCTCCAGAAGTCCAACTTGATCCATTGTATTCTTCCGTTAATTCGTGTTGAAAACTACCACCTAAGGGAGGACCATATGAAGGATTAAATCCTCCAGCTGCATAAGCTGCTGTTTGAGTACCGCCTCCATATGCCGACCAACGAGCATTACTTGCATTTCCTCCTGCTGTCCAAGTTGATCCGTCATATTCTTCTGTAAAAGCATCAGCTCCTACAAATACATCATATCCTAAAGCATATAATCCAGCAGTTTGTGTGCCAGCACTTAAAGCCTGAAATCTCACATTCGCCATATTTGCACCACTTGACCAGGCATCAGGTAAAACCACAGCTGCTTTTAATGCGTTTGAAGTTGTATTATACCATACAGTACCAGCAGGTGCTGGCGATGGATCACTTGCTACTTTTTGTACAAAGTCACCAACTGAAGCGGGTACACTTGTAATATTAGATAAACTTGCGTCAGCCACATTGGTAGCAGGTATCGTACCTGTTAAATCGGCCGAATCAAACTTACCTGTCGGTGTGATGTTGTTATAGAAATTTCTTTTAATTGTACCCATAGTTTTATTTATTAACTCGTTGTTACTGTTTTAATAGCGTTGAATGTTGCTGTATATACTTCAGTTGAAGTCAATGCACTACCAGGTGTAGTAGGGTTTGATCCACTAGTGATGTAACCCGCTACTGGACCAGTTGCTGAATTCGAAGATTGTGCTGCTACACGTTGTGTAGCAATAGTTGCATCATTTGCAAAAGCAGTTCCATTCCATAATTCTGAATTACTTGCTGCAGGAGTAAATGGATCACCTCCTACTAATAAACCAGCAGAAGCTGTTCCTATTCCAACTCTACCAGAAAGTGAGTTTACAACACTAACACCAGCCGCTGTCCAACTTGTTCCATCATAATTGTAAGCAGCTGCGTTTCCTGGACCTGGTGGTCCTCCTGATGCGATAATTCCTGCTGTTTGTGTTCCTAAATAAACTGTTCTCCTTGAATCTGCTAACATATTATTTACAGTTGTCCAAGAAGATCCATCATATTCTTCTGTTTGTTTTTCATTTGCTGTGCCTGGTATATTATTTAATCCTCCAACTGAAACACCAGCAGTTTGAGTTCCTCCACCTGAACGACTCATATAATAAGAAGTAGATCCTAGATTTCCTCCAGAAGTCCAACTTGATCCATTATATTCTTCAGTTGCATTTGTATATGTAAAAGGATTATTTGTTATTCTACCACCAAAAGCTAAAGCAGCTGTTTGAGTTCCAAGTCCACCAAAAGTAGCTCTACCTTGTGACATCGCTCCACCTTCTGCCCAAGATGATCCATTATATTCTTCACTTTGAGTTTGTGTAGGTAATCCTCCTACATTAGGAGAACCTGGATTTCGAACACCACCAAAAGCTAATCCTGCAGTCAATACTCCAGCTCCACCGCCATCATTTTGACCATCATTTCTTGTTCCTCCAGATGAAAATGCTGAAGCAACTGTAACGTAATTCTTTAATGTACCTGTAATAGTATTGTACCAAACATCTCCTACAGCCTGTGAAGGTGGGCTACCAGCAACACTCTTAATTGCTTGTCCAAATGACTCTGGTAATGTTGTTATGTTTGTTACACTTGCGTCAGCAATATTGTTTGCTGGTATATTACTATCTAAATTAGTAGCGTCTAACTTACCTGTTCCTGTAAGACTGTTTGCAAATGTTCTTTTAATTGTTCCCATAGTTCTAACTCGTTGTTAATGTAGAGGCTGTTGTTGTTATTGAACCTCCAGCATATTCTTCTGTAGCACTTCCAGCTGGCCCTTCACCACCAAAAACTAATCCAGCAGTTTGACTTCCCGCTCCAGTAGTATTAGTAAAACTTGCTGATAAAGGTGCACTTGTACTCCAAGAAGTTCCATTCCAATCTTCTGTAGCAGATCCACCAGGTGCTCCATATCCGCCAGCATAAAAACCTAAAGTTTGAATACCTCCTGCACCTCCCATCATTCTTCCAAAATTTAAAGTTCCCGGAGATACTGTCCAAGAAGTTCCATCATATGATAATGTTGCATTTGAATAAGGTGAACCACCTCCACCAGCATATATAGCTGCAGTTTGTGTTCCAAATCCATCTCCAGAACGTTTTGTTGTAGGTAAGTTATTTCCTTCAGTCCAAGATGTTCCATTATATTCTTCACTATTTGCAGTAGCGGATGGTGTTTGACCTCCAGAAGCTAATGCTGCAGTTTGAGTTCCAGCTCCAACTCTATCCCAAGCAGCTGTGTTCATTGATCCACCTGATGTCCAAGATCCTCCATATTCTTCAGTTTCATTTCTTGCTGATGTAGGACTAAAAGTTACACCTCCAAAAGCCAATGCTGCAGTTTGAGTTCCAGCTCCTTCTAAATAAGCTCTACCTAAACTCATTGTAGGTTGAGTTGTCCAACTTGATCCATTATAAGATTCCGTATTATTTCTAACACCAACTCCGTTTGTATATCCTCCAAATCCTAATCCAGCATTTTGTGGTGCCGCATTAGCAGAAGCCAATCCGTATCTTGCTGTGTTTAGAGTCCCGCCAGATGTCCAAGATGATTTAATAATTGCATTGATGTTTGAATTATATTCTTCGGTGACAATAACTTCTGATGAGCCAGCTGTTTCTCCTCCAAAAGAAAGTCCTGCTGATAGTGAGCCTGCTCCTGCGTTTCCTTTTGTTGCAGTTGATAAAGTGGCAGAACTAATTGCCCAAACACTTCCATCCCATTCTTCAGTTTGAGTTGTTCTTGGAGGTGTATCACCTCCACAAGCAATTGCAGCTGCTTGAGTTCCAAACCCTGCGAGATATTGTCTTGCAGTATTTAATCCAGTAGGGTTAGCTGTCCAAGAAGTTCCATCATATAATTCTGTACTACTTAAATTACCTGATGTATTAGAACCTGCAAAAGCTAGTGCTGCTGTTTGTGTGCCTGCACCTCCTAATAAATTTCTTTCAGTATTTAAAGCACCACCTGAAGTCCAAGAAGTTCCATCATATTCTTCTGTATCATTTAGATAAGTTCCAGTAGGAACATCTTTAAAACCACCAAAAGCAAGTCCTGCTGTTTGTACACCAGCTCCTGCTAAATTTCTTCTAGCTACGGATAAATCATTTTGTTCAGACCAAGTAGATCCATTATATTCTTCCGTGTTACCAATGTTAGATCCATTATTTCCACCAAATACTAAACCTGCAGTCTGTGTTCCTGCTCCAGCTAAAAGACCTCTCCCTGTTCCTAAATTTCCACTAGGAGACCAAGCAAAACCATTATATTCTTCTGTTGTATTATTACTAGATTGTCCACCTGCTTTTAAAGCAACTGTTTGTGTTCCAGCTCCTGCTGCTGTTCTTATTGCAGTATTTAATCCTCCACCACTCGACCAGGCCTTAATTTGTACCAATCCCTTTAAAGAACCTGTAGTGGTGTTGTACCAAAAGTCTCCTTCAGTTAAAGATGGTGGATCACTTGCTACGGATTGAATTGTATCGCCTAAAGATGGACTAAATGTAGTGATGTTTGTAAGTGAGTCATTATTGACGTTAGACGCTGGTACTGTACCCGAAAGGTCAGTAGCGTCAAACTTACCATCACTTAAAATGTTGTTGGCGAGATTTTGTTTCAAAGAGCCCATTTGTTAGAACTCCTATGTGTTTATCGGTAGATATTTAACCGTGATTTCAGCGCCACTTACTGGTGCTGTTGCAAAAGTTAATGTTGTGCTTGAAATTGTATAATCGTCTGTTGGTGTTAAAATAATACCGTTGACATCTACAATCACATCATCAACTGTTCTACCAGAATTAATTGTTAATGTTGTTGTAGAACCGTCACCTGTACCTGTCGCTTTTCCATAAGTTAAAGTCGTTTGAATGCCAGTTGTTTTAACTTGGGTAACAGCGCCGTCTTCTATCGAATTTGTTTTGATTTTACTTAAAGCCATAGTTGTTCTCTCTTTATATTTATACTATTTATTCATCTGTATCAGTAGATGGATTATAGTTTTTTGCGTCATTAAACGTTGTTATTGTTGTTGTAAATCCAAAATCATCATTCGCATCAGCGCTTGTTGGATTTGGAGTAATTGTAATTCTTTCTTCTCTTGTTGAAACTGGCGTATCTGTGTATATATCTGATTGTACTTCTTTAATTGTTTTTTGAGTTGTCGCCGGTCCAAATAGATAAGTTTTTGCGGTAAAGTTAAGTGTATAGATTACCGCTCTACGAGTTGTATAATCGCCACTATAACTATCTTCATAACTTACGTCATTGAGTATAATCGGTACATCTCTTTTTATATCTAATTCTGGTACTGCGATAACTGTCACAGTATAATCAGGTTGAAAGAAAGGAAGTATTTGTTCTACAATTTGTAGACCTGATTCCGCTGTCGCTGTAAAAATATTTAATGTATAAGATATATTATAAGGAACAGGTGTGTAATTATAATTCATTACTTTTCCCTCTTTATCTGTTTTAACAGTCTTATACTTTTGAACTCTTGTTAACTTACGAGCACCATCATATGAAATACCAGATATTTCAAAACTCATTCTTGGTAAAGTAATGGCAAACTCTCGTTCTTCTAAATTGGGTTGTTGATCTAATCGTGTTAAAAACTTTTCTTTTGGCGCATACGCTAATGGTACCGCAAGTGTTTGAACAACATTACCAGAGGAATCTGTTCTTTTAACTTGTATCTTATTAAACAGTTGACCAAACGCCACTGTCATTTTTCTCATTGATTGATTGTAAAAATATTTTCCAAACATTAAAAGCCACCTCCGTCTGGATCACCAAACGGGTTACGTTCTTCAAAATCGAGTATATCATCTAAAGTAGAAGCAGTATCAAAACCAGCTTCGTTATCTAAATCTATATTGTTCGCATAAGCAGATTGTGTTTGAACAGCAAAGTCTTCATTGATAAAGTATTGTACTTCACCATCGGCGCTGTCGTTTTCTAATAATAACGAACCTGTCGCATCTGTGTTTTCTGATACTGTAACTGTAGGAGATAATCCAAGATAACTTGAACCATCTACATCAATTGAAATACTTGTTACGACACCATTTGTTAATGTCGCTGACGCTGACGCTGTTACTGCGCCACCAGGACTTGAAACTGTTACACTTGAAATAGACGCTACATCTGTCATAGCAGCATCTGGTGTAATAGATGTTAATTGACCATTCGTTAAACCTGGCGATGAATCTGTATTTGTTTTTGTTGTACTATCAGTCGCTACATAAACAACTGTAATTGTAGGAGGTAAACTATAACCTCGACCAGCGTTTGTAATTGTAAATGAACTTAAAGTATTTCCTGTTAGATTACCTGTTGCCGTTGCGTTAATCGTAGCTGATGGTGCTGAAATTGTTAATGTTGGCGCTGTAATATATCCTTCTCCACCTGATACAATTGGTATAGATGTTACTACGTCACCAGTGACTACAGGACTTCCTAATACTGCGCCAAATGTTCCACTCTCTAAAGATGATTGATATAAACCTTGATCTAAAGAGTATTGTGTTTCAGCACTATCTATTTCATCAATACCTGTATCTAATCTTTCGTTTGAGTATTCCCATCTAGTTACTCTTAATTTGTAAACTGGTAAATTACCGAGTTGAAAGAATGGCTCTTGGTCTTGTAC